CCAGCATCAGGCGCAGCATTTCACGCGAGTACCGCTGTACTTCCTTTTGCAGCCGCTTCAGGCGGAGCGAACCCCATTGCGACTTGATCTTTTGTGCGGTCGCAGTTTCAGAAGCAACGGTTGATCCGCGCAGAATGTCGGAAATGCCCGTTATCTCGTAGATAACCTGTTTGCACTGCTCCCGAGCGCCCAACAATTCGCGCAAAACGATGATAAGTTGGTCAACCGGCCAGAACCATATTGCGTTCTGCAAGCCCTTTTCTGCGGCTAGAGCGGCCTCGTTCTCAGCCGGAACCAACTCGTTATCGTCGGCTTCGACCAGTTTCTTAATGTCATCGCCCAAACCACCGGCATAGATCGCCTTGGCTTTGATCGCCCGAATCAGCAGGTTGATACGGCGGGTAATGTCGTTCAACTCTTTCGCCTGGTTCTCGTACAGGCAATAGAGCGCAATCGGGATCAGGTCGTTTTTTTCGACAAACTGGAGCGGGCGGGGAATGTTGTAGAAGCCGGTAAGCTGGAGCGGATCATCTTCTTCCAGCAAATAGCCATCTTTGTACTGCGGCGAGACATAGCGGATTTTCTTGCCGCCATCTTTGTCCCATATCTGATACACCAGCGCGGTTTTCTGCTTGCCGGTGTTGTTCTCGTCATTCTTGCCCTCGTCGTCGTCTTTTACCTGCTCACCTTCGGTAAAAGTCAGTTTGGACGCCATGCCCTTAAACAGCCGCTTGGCTTCGTCCTTGTCGATGTGCATTTCAAAAGCGACCCACGGACACTTTGACCACTTTTTAGCGTAGCCAAAATAGACCCGGTTCCACTCTTTAGAGTCGGCGCAGACTAATTCCGACTCCTTGTAACTCATGCTTTCCGCCTCTACCGTCTTGGCGTCGTACTTGATCTGCGTGACCCCGCGACCCGGCAGCAGCGCGTCCATCGTGGCGCGGCGCATGGCATCGTCAAACGTCTCGTAACCCTCTACGTTGGTATCCAGCAAAAACTCAAGGACTCGCGTACCGGCTTGGGCGGCGAATTTGCCTATCGTGTCCTCGTCTTTAAAGCGACGTTGGACAACGGGGCGGGGAACTTGTGAATAAGTCGCGGGGAGAAGCGTTTCCGTGTTGGAAAACAGGATATTGAACGGGGTTTCCTTGACCTTCTTGCCCGCGTAAATATCGAGGATGCGCTGCCCTTCCTTGCGGAAATCCTGATCGCGCTTTTTGGCTAAATCAATCTCAGTTAGCCAGTGTTTGACTACTTCGGTCATGGGAGAGAGAAGGTCGGACTAACGCAGACATTTACCCCACAGGTACTGGTATCGGTAATTACCGCAAAGTAGGTGTAAAGATTGGAGTTGGGATTGGAAAATTCCTCGGCCATGCCGGGGAGCAGTTCCATCCCATCCGTTGCGGTGACAACAACGGTGTCGCTGCCGAATTTGATCCACACGCGGGAACTGTTGTTGACGCGAGTAATGCGGAAGTATTTGCCGCCAGATGGGATGATGGTTGCTGCACTGGTCGTGGTTGCTGTAACACCCACACACGCAACGGGGAAGAATTTAGTAGCCATTAGTTTATGAACTCCACAATCATGCCGCTTTGAACAATGTCGTCGTTGGCGGTGCCTTGTCCGGTTGCCCGAATAAGAATTGCGCCGGTTTCATCCTCCGAAGCGGAGCCTACCGAAATGTCAGCAAGAGCGACCACGTTGTTGTTGATGCTTGTGGTGTGGATGTACTTCGTCTGAACGGCAACGGCGTATCTGACCATGATGATTTCAACCGTCCAGTAGTTCAGTTCATTTGTAGTGGGGGCGAAGCCTTGAAGAAACTCTGATCCGAAGTAGAAATTCACCTGCTTTACGTTAGCGTTGGACGATGTGTATCCCCACATCTTCACGCGCACCCCCTTGCCGTTGGCGCTCAAGCTGTTAGCTGGCAGCGTATACGTCATTAAGTTATCCTCGCCGCCACCAACGTTTCCAACCTGGGTGGTATTGACGGATATGGTTCCGACCATGACCGGCTCGGCGGTTCCGGTGCCTGCGGTAGATTTGACGGTGCCGGTTACTGCCAGTCCGGTAGAAGTAAACGAACCAACATGAGTGCCGCCGTTGACGTTGATGAATACGCCGTTTGCGCTGGACGAGAGGGTAAGTTTATTTAGGGAAAAAACCACCCCATAGCCGGGGCCAAAAGCGCCATTCAGAACATAGTTAGCACTTAGTACGCCCGCAACCAGATAGTCAGAAATGTGGTTATAAGCGGTATATCCTGATAACGCGGCTGGGTCGGTGCTGGTATTGGTTGTAACCGGGCCGTCATTGTCTGCCGTGGAATCGGTTGATGTAATTCTTCCGTTGGTAACAACGAGGTTTCCAGATATGGCACCAGAGGTGGCGTCAAAGGTAGTAAACGCACCCGTATTGGGTGTTGCATTACCAATGGGCGGCGGCGCACCAAGGTAATTGGAAAAGCCTGTGCCGCTTACCGCGCCGGACGCACTTAATGTCGTAAATACGCCGCTATTAGGCGTGCTAGACCCGATAGGGTCAGGTGAAGCAAAGTCAGGGATTGCGTACCCGCCTACCGCGTAGACGGTTTGAGCACGAACCATTTCACGCCTTACAGGTAGTTATTGCGCTTTCGGGCCTGATCCCTCAAAAACTTCTTCTTGAGTTCGCCAAAAGATATGTTCGCAATGCTACCGGCGATAAGCCCCTCTACTACGCCTGTAATTTGCCCTTTAGGTTTGTTCTTGCGCCAGCACAGGGACAAATAGCGGAAAGCGTCAGCAGAGTGACTAGACCAGTCGTGTTCTGGAGCCAACGTAAAGGTTTTTTTCTCGTCGTCCCAAACGTGGTGATAGGCTTTTAGTGCCTCCAACCCGTTTTCGGTCGTTTTCTCATGGAAAACACAGTGCGGGAACGTCGCCCGAGCCGCCTGTATGCCCTCTTGCGCGTCCAGTTTCGGCGCAATCTGGAAATCGCCCACTTTTTCAGCCATAAACTGCTGCAACATGGACTTACCACCGGCAGCTAACGTCCTCGGCCTCGCATCGTGAGGTATGTAGTGCTTGTGATACCGATAGCCCTCAGTCCTGATCTTCTGCCGTAGCAGTTCGCCGTAAAAGGGTATGTCCTTGTGGTTAGATTCGTGGTGGTCAATCACACGAATCTGGCCGTCTATCATCTGGAAAAACCAGATCGCAGTCGCGTCCGAATAACCCAAATCCCACGCGGTGTAGACAAAATATCGGGGATCATGCGGGAAATCCCCTATCCGCCCTTGGTTCTGGAGTTTGACAATGCAATCACCCCAAATGGAACCCATAATTGCAGCGTCAAAACTGACGAAATACTCCTGCTCCCACAGCGCCCTACCATAATCCTCGCCGTGTTCAGCCTGCATTTCCCGTAATTCGCTCTCCAACTGTTCCTCGGTAAAAACACCCGATTCCCGAGCCGTCAGAGACGAGTAAAACCAGTCCTTTTCCCTCTGCGCTAACTCGCAAATAGACTTAAAATGGTTCTTACCCCGTGGTGTGGAGTTAAACGCCGCCCAACCCCCGTTTTCCAGCAATATCGGCCTCAGATACGACCACGCACTAGGGTTGGAAATCGCATATTCCGAGAAAACCAGCCCAACCGGAGGGGAACCCACCAGCGAGTCAAAGTTGTCCGAACCAACAAGCTGAAAAGTAGACCCACAGTGGAAATCTATCTTCATTTCCTGCTGGTTCGTAGACTTCCGCAACTCCACCGGGAAAGCCTCGTCTATCCGCTTCTTCGCCGTATGCGGATTTACCGCATCCCACATACTCTTTCGAGCCTGGTTGTACTCCGGCAGCAAATACCAGTAGTTACCTATCCGCTCATGGGCACTACAAGCCGTGTGGTGAAGTAATACCTCGTCCTTACCACTACGGCGGTGCCATCTCAACACCGTCCGCTTTCCACCCTTCGCCAGATAGTTCCACACATCCCGCTGATACGGCCTAGGTCGCCAATTGTTCGGCAGCGATATTACTTTTTCTGCCACGGTATATCGGTTCCTTTTCTACGTTCACCGCATCTGCGAAACACCCCCACCCCATCAACAACCAGATTGGGGATACACGGATATGAGGTGAGTACCCACGGGTTCCCTACTCGGCCTACCCCCAACCGGCAACATACCCCCGGCCTGGTCAATCATGGTCAGCCAGCCAAGGTAATCACTGTGCAATCAATGGGTTAGCCTTGGTCAGCATCGATGATGATTGCACTAGGCACGTCATCCTGGCGTTGGACATTGACTACGATGTTGAATGACTTGTCATCCTGCTTAGCGCCGAACCTGCTCGGCAATCTACGCTCGGCTATCCAGCTCCATGACTTGAATGACTCACGAGCGCGTGCGAGTGGAAAGACATCCTCAGCAGAATCAATCGCGTCTACTGCCTGCATTACTTTGTCTGTGAGGTAATCGGCCCTGGCTTGCTCTGCCTCAGGTGAGGAAATAAGCCAGTTGCGAAGTGTTCGGCCTGTTATGCCAAAGTCTTTGGCTATTAACTCTGTGGATACGCCATTAGCCAGCAATGGGATTGCTGCTTTTATCACTTCGTCCTTAATTGCGGTTTTATCTGTCATTCGGGGAGAAGGTCAAAAGAGTCACCACGTATGTCTTTTCATCGCGTATCGTTTATCAGCACTTGTCAGCTGTGTATCGTGGTAGGCGCGAACCTGAGCCACTAGGTGCGTGGGACACCCGATTGCCTATTCCTTGTCTTTTGGCTTGGTTATCGCCACAGCACCTAGGCTTGGTGCACGCGCAAATATTAATCTGCCGCACAGGCTATCGGTTCGCTGTAATTTGCCAGCGTATAGACAATTAGGCGTTTGGTGCCTTTTGCTGGCTTTATGCGCTTTCCCGTATCTGTGATAAATCCAGACTTACGCAACCTGACCAGGTAAACACTTGCGGTTCCCGGTTCAAAGTCTGTCAGATGATCGCGCGTAAATTCGCCGTCTATCTGTTCTATCGCGTGAATGAAGTCTTTTATTGTGCTGCCTATCTGTGGTGGTTCTGGCGCTGCACAGACTATGCGGCAACCTAGATAACCATTAGGCGCGGGCAACTCGCGCTCTATCTGTCCACTGTGCGCCAAGATGCGCCATATGCCATCAAATTGCATAGTTTCACCTATACAAAACGCGATGTTTCACTGTACGCGCCTTTGCTCGATTATGCAACTAAAAAGATAAAGCATTCACACTGTTTTGGGCTTGATCAATATGTGCTATGAGTAGAAAATCCTTATATCGTCAACGCACACAGAGGCAAGCAAATGAATGAGACTTTTCAATACTGGCTACGCGCCTATAACGGATGTGGCGGGAATGGCGGCCCAAATAGCGAAAATTCCCAAGACTACGCACATTGTTTGCAAAGCCTACGCAATTGGGCCAAATACATAATTGCAAATAACTAAGCGCATATCGCGCAACCGCGCCTCGGGTTTCAGGGGCTACTAGGAGATACAAAAATGAAACGAGAATATCCAGCAAACAGGTTCCAAGTTTTTTTGCACGCTATCGACGGTTCCGGCGACCGTATCACAATCGCTCATAGCCTTACGCATGACGAAGCCCGCGACACAGTGCGCTTTCCGCTTGGCACAATCGAGCGGAATGGCCGCAAGTGGATTTACAGCTACGCGCTGAATAACGAGTATTGCCGCGATGTGGTGCGCTCATGAAAATATACCGCTTGCAAACCATATGGCCTTGTGTGCCATTGGCGACAGCCAAATTTAAGGTCACGCTGCACGCCGGTTCGCGTATTGAGCCGTTGCCTTGTGGCGAATACGAACCGCGTTACTTTCGCGTTGTTGTTCGCCGTGAATTTTTGCGGGATCATCACATTGACGGCAAAACACTTGCCCGCCTGTTGCCCGCATGGGCAAAGCCCAAAAAACTGCCAAGCATGGGCGCTAAAGTTACAGCGTTTTATGCTGAAAACAACAAAGTAATTTGTGACCGCTCGGCCCTTGTTGTTGGTTCGGATGCTTGGTACGAATTGCAGGAAACATTGCCTGACCCGTTCCGCGCTTCGCGTCGCTACATGGCGGAAAAATACGGGAGGGCTTACGCATGAGTTACCTAAAAGCCATATCAGCAGTCATCGCCCTTGGCAGTTTCGGTGTCCGCAAAGCCCTAGACCAAAAGCGCAGCCGTGGCACATTGCAAGCCGCCAAGAATCTGCGCAAGCAAGGGGTTCCGCTGGAAATTGCCCTGTCTATCCTCGCGCATCGCTAATCTCACACAAAGGAATAATTAATCATGAAAACACTCACACGAGGCCAGCATGTAACCTGTAACGGCAACCCCGAAGCGCACGTTTTGGGCTATTACAGCCCAACAATGGTGGAAGTAAGGCTCTACCAGGGTTTCCGCCACGTTGGAGATGTTTGTGTGTCTGTGCGCGATCTGTTGATTGAAAACCCATCACTAAACGAGGTGCAATAATGACAAACCACCAAAACAATCAAGCTGAATGCGTCGCGGAAGGGCCGGAATTTGTGGGCCTGTTTGCTGAGATTGTCGCCGCTGGCATTCCTTACTCATCACATGAGTCTGATCTGTATTTGCCAAACACTCCCGATGTGCGCCGCATTCTGGCTGGCTATCCTCTGGAAAAGTCAAACACAACCGGCTTTATCAATCGGGCCGACCCGCATAAAGGCGAACCCTGGTTAGATGTGCCGTTCGCATATGCGCCATTTTGGGATAAATCATGACCAATCACGGCAACCGGGGAAAACGCCGCGCCAATCCCCTGCCCTCAACAGTTCGTCGCGCCCGCCAGCTTGCAGGTATGACGCAAGCCCAAGCTGCTGCCGTGGTCTATACCGTGGGGCCTGTTTGGCTGCAATGGGAGAGTGAGACAGACAGAGTGCGGAGAATGCACCCTGGCTTATTCGAGTTGTTCCTAATTAAGACCAAACTGCAAGACCATCCTGAGTTAGACCCAACTTTTGATTAATGGAGATAAACATGCCTATTTATTCGCCCTTGCTCGACACTTGCCAAGCCCGCGTTAACTACGCCGTCCGCGTCATGCTGGCTGGTCGCAACACTTCCCGCAAGTTTGATTCATGCTTTGAAAACGGCGACTGCGATGCTGTTGTTGCCGGTATCTACAAACGAGCGCAACGCAACCCAAAATTGATGGCTATCCTGCCGAAATACATCATTGTTCCCGACAGGTTGAAGGGATAACGTATATACAAAACAGCGATATTGCGACACGTCCGGCGAACGTGTTGCAGTTAGCGACATATCAGGCGCATTTCCGCTTGTTCCATCCGTACTTTTCCTGACACCAATCGACAAGCTGCGCCTCTGTCATTCCGGCCAGCTTTGCAAAGCCTTTAGGGTTCAAGTGGACGCTTTCCGGCCCTTGGTCGTGATGCCAGGGACAAAGGGCAAGCCCGCACTCATGAGGCGCACGCATTCCGGCACCGTGCCAGCGTTCCTTCTCGTGATGCCACGCTGCGGGCGTTCCCGGTGTTCCAAGTAAAGCGCATAGCACGCATCCGTCATCCTCGCATCTTGAGACATAAGCAGATTGATCTTTTGTCCATTTGCCACGTTTGGACTTCCCCTTTTTGCTAAACATTCGCCTTGGCGCTATCTTTATGGATCAACCAATAGGCAAAATAGCCAACCGCCATGAAATACCCGTGTTCAATGCCGTGTGCCCACCCGTCACGGAAAATGTCCGCGTAAATGCAAGACCCAATTACGATACCCAAACACTCGGCTAGAATTTTCATACGTTCGCCTGTTTTGCCCGCGTGAATATTCGCCTACCGTCCGGCATTAGCCGACCACGCACCCGCCTAACCTCTTTTACATGCTTGGCGGCGCAAGCCTTGTGATAGGCTTGTTTTGACGGCGTTATGTTTAGGTTTTCCAGAGAGTCATACTTCTGGCAATGGCGACACTTTCTAAAGTTGGCGTTGCCACATGCTTTTAGCGCCCTAGCCCGCATGTGTAGCAACATGTGGTAGGCGCGAGAGGGACAAATAACCAGGTTGGTTGGTTCGTTGTTCGATTTGTCCTCGTCTACATGGTGAACCTCTGCACCCTTTGGCAAAACCTTTCCTAGCGCCTTTTCAGCAATCAGAACGTGTAGGTTTTTAAGCCCGTCCTTTCCAATGTATCCAAGACCGTCGCCGTTTTTCCTTTTCATACGCTGCGCCTTTCGTTCGCTGATGCCGTCTGCCACGCCCCAATGATTGCCTCTGCCGCTTGCCGCTTAAAGACGTTCGTATAGTGAATCTCATCAGCTATTTTCTTCGCTTGTAGCGCCTCTAAATAAGCCGGATGCCGTAGCGCCTCTGCCTCTGCTGCCGCATTACTCATGCCTACAAATAGCGCCATGATTCGGGCTTTTTCTACCTTGATCCAGTCTGCGAGGTAGTCAGCGTTTGCCCTTGCTTGAGCGTGCTCCATTGCCCCTTCATGCAGGAAAATAAGAGCTTTCTCTGCTTTCTTTTCTAGGTCGGTTGCGTTCACTTTTCCAGCCTCTTGATAACCGCGTTATACAGCGCCTCGTTTTCCACTTTCAGCTTCGCCAGCACATCACGCCTGTAAATTCCGCTGTATCTGCCGGGCTGTCCTACCTTGGAACAGTTTTTCAAGTTTGTGTAATAGCCGTCCACAAGCGACTCAGGGACGGTTTGTTTGCGACTGACCATAGTATTCGCTGAGTACGATCCGCTTCCCGTTCCGGTACACGGCAACGATGATGTGCGAGTTAGGCACACGATCCGCGATAGCCTCGGCTTCGTGTTCGGTGCTTACCGTGATTGGATCGGCGTCGAAAATAATCGCCGCGTTAGGGGTTAAATGCTGCGCTTTAAATGCTTCCCATGCGTTCATTGTTCGCCCCTCATAATTCGCCAAATCCTGTTTGTGGATAACCCAAACTCCCGCGAAAGCAGTCTCAGCAGGCCATGCGGCAGACGGCCTGGATACTCTGCGCGGATTGCTTTTAATACTCGGTGGTTGGGGTTCATGCGGCACCTTTCAGACAAAACACATTCCAGAATCGCAATGCCCAAATAGCGATTCGTTATAGTCAGTAAAGTCGCAATCCTCCAACGGCTTACAATCGCCATGTAGGTATGCGTTTGGGTCTTTCTTGCGAATTGCCCTATCGAACTGGATGGCCTTTTGCCAGTCATCAGGCTTGTTTTCTTTTATGTCGCGCCACTCAACTTGGGTGTGGTTTGGGCAATTCCAGCAACTTGAACGAGGCGCTTCCGGCCAGCCCATCTTTTCGACTAATGCTATGCAGTCGCCACGGTTCATCGCCAAATCAATCAACGGGTGGCGATACCGCCCCTTTTTCATTCGGTGCTTCTCGTCGCACGAAATGCCAAGCCAAATTGTTTCCCGCTTTACGCCTTGCTTGCGAACCCATCGCTGCATAACGCGGGTTTTCCATTCGTTGCTGCAATACGTCGGCAGTTTTCCAATCTCGCCGCTTATGTCGGTAAACGCGGGGATTAATAGCGTGTCCCCATCCTCGCCGCCGTATAGATCAACGGTCGCAAATTCGTCCTTATAAACTCGCTCCAACTTGACACCAACCGAGTTCAGCGCCGGTTGAAGAACCTCGTCCATATATTTCCAAGTCGTTGACTGTTCGCGGCCGGTATCAACAATGCAGGAAAGGTCGGGCCTCAATTTGCCCTGAACAATCAGAGCAGCAATCGCCGCCGATTGGACTCCACCACCACAGGCCCAAACCTGCGTCATGCGCCCCCCGTTGCAGCTAAAGCCTTCGCCAAAACAGCGGGCGGGATTACCTCGCCATCGTCACGCCGCTGGATAATCTTGTGCGCCCAATCCCGGCTCGGTGCGCCAATCGACAGTTTTTTAGCTATCTCTTGCGCCACGGTTTTAGCGATGTGCCACTCTTGCGGCTGTTTGTCCTCATGCAGCCTTGAGGGTAGCGAGACAAATGCTTTAGCCTTGACAGGGCGCACATTCGCGGCCCATTGGCACTTAGCCAAAAAATCCGGCAACGAAGGCGGAAACTTGCTGCCCTCGCTCATGAGTTTGTCCACAGCGATTCCTACCTGCTCCACCGTGAATGCGCTCAACTCGTCCGACCAGCAGCGTTTCACATCGTCAGGCGGAATGTTTTCCCACATCGCCGCAAATTGGTTCCCCCACATCAGCGCGAATTTGGTAAACAGTCGCTCGATGAGTCTCGGGGTAAACATAGGTGACTCCGGCTTTTCCGGTGAGTCCGTCGAGTGCCTGCTTTCTTGCGTTGCCAACATTGCGAACCTCCGTCAACTCGTCATCAAAACGCCAGCCGTTAAGCCAGGAACCAGCGTGCGGAATTTTCTCTACCGTGCGACCAGTTGCTTGCCAGTAGGCAACGTGTCGCCCGATAACCTCTAATGCTTTTGCCTGTTGCTCCACTGTCAACCGCGCCCACATTTGCGAAGCGTGCTTTTTTGCAATCTTTCGCGGATAAAGCGACCAAAAATAATCAAACATTTAATCCC